GTAATGATGTAGAAGTAGTAGATTTGACTGAAACAAAATCAGTAGATGAAGCTATATCACAATGTGAATCAATGAAAGCTAATTTACAATCACAACTTACAGAGTGTGAAGCAGAATTAGCAGACTATATAGCAATTAGAGATGCATAATGGCTTTACCTGCGTCAGGACAAATAAGCATTAACGATATTAATGTAGAGTTTGGTAGGAGTGGTACAACTGCTAATAGTTCATTAGAGGATCTATCTGATGGTACTGTTGCAACTATAAATACTGCAAATGCAAGTGCAGACAGACCAGATGGATCTGCTCCTCACTCTATGAGTGAATTTTATAGTTATAATCATAGTGCTGCAAGTACATCTTGGAGTAATGTTCCAGCAGATTTTAATTTGCATACATTAGATGGTAGTGATTTTTCAGTAGATTCAGTTGTGTCTGGAGCTAAAAGCATTACATTGTCTGGTGGTAGTGGTACAACAAGTGTTAGTTGCCAACAGCCAAGCAATGGTAATATAGAGTTAAAGTTTGCATATTCAACTAGTGGAGATCCAGGAACAAATGGAACTGGTAATAGTGGAAGTGGTTATGGAAATTCTATTAGTGGTATTTCATTTACATCTGGAACTTTATATTTAAGATTTAAACTTGCAGAAGTTAAAGCAGACTCTGGAAATTTAAATACTGCAGAGGACAGAACAATAACATTTACTAACAATGGCGTTAGTAATACAGATTTACAAATTAATTGTAGGCTATCAGGATTGTAATATGGCTATTACTTATAGAGGTATAAGATTTCGTGGGTACAATAAACCTAAGCGTACCCCAAAGCACCCAAAGAAGTCACACGCTGTGCTGGCTAAAGTGGGCGATAAAATAAAATTAATTAGGTTTGGACAACAGGGTGTTAGGGGTGCTGGAAAAAATCCAAGATCTGCTGCTCAAAAAGCTAGAAGAAGATCCTTTAAAGCAAGACACGCTAAAAACATAAGAAAAGGGCGCATGAGCGCTGCATATTGGGCAAATAAAGTTAAATGGTAGAGGATAAAAAATGGAAGTAAATAAAAATACAAAGTTTACATTGAGTTTAGAAACTGCAATAAGTATTGGTGTTACAATTTTTATGGTAGTTGGGTTATGGTTTAATTTACAAGCTGATATTCAAGAAGCAAAAGAGCTTCCTGAGCCACCAGTTAGTAGAACAGAGTATGATCTAAAAGACCAAATGATTCGTAATAGTATTATGAATACTGAAGAAAAAGTAGAAAAACTTGAAGAAAAAGTAGATGACATTAAAGAAGACACAAGAAGTATTAATGACACTCTACTAAAAATGAATAATAATTAATGAGGCAGGTTTATGAAAAATATGATAAATATGTGGCTGTTGGTGCTTGGGTTATCTACATCATCGCTATATTCGCAATCAGTATCTTTGGATAGTTTCCAGGATGTGCAGTTGCTTAATGTACAGAATTGTGCAGTAGTGCAAGTAAACGCATCATGGAATTATCAAAACAGAGTACGCATAGAACAATTAGATAAATTGTGCTATATCGCAGAAATAGATATTGAAAATAAAAATATAGGTGCTGTAATAGCTAAAGAATGGAACATTACCATAGTTCCTACTATTATTGTATTAAAAGAGGGTAAAGAAGTCAAACGCTTTGAGCCTGGTATTAGTATGAGCTTTGATGAAAGAACTATTGTCCAAGATATAAGGAAAGAAGTCATAAAAAAATAAATCTTATAAATCTAAGGTTGAGTTTAATTGATCTATTTATTAATATTACAAAATATTAATTAATAAAGGAAAACTATGAAACTTGAAGAACAAAAAACAGAATTAGAATCACTAGTAGAACAACACAATCAAACATCTGAGCAAATTCAGATGTTGCAATCTTCTCTTGCAGAGATAAGAATGCAGATTGCTAATAAGCAAGGGGTTGTACAAGCACTGGAAAGTGTACAAAAAGGAAAAAAGGATGCCAAAACTTAATGTTATAGCAGGTATTATAGATAAAGTTGCAGACAATGTTGATAGATTTACATTGGATAAACAAGAAAAAGCAGAGCTTATTGCAGAAATCAATAAAGCACAGCTTGAGGTCAATAAGGTTGAAGCCGGTCATACAAGTTTATTTGTTGCCGGTTGGCGACCTTTTATTGGTTGGACTTGTGGGGTAGCATTATGTTATCATTTCGTCTTACAACCATTTTTAGCATTCTCTTTATCTGCCTATGGCAACCCAATGGATCTACCACAGTTCGATATGACAACACTAACGACAATACTTTTAGGTCTGCTCGGTTTGGGGGGTATGCGTTCATTCGAGAAAGTGAAGAAATCTACATGAAACAACGATTAAAACAAATGAAAGAACTGGTAGATAAAGTTCTTAAGAAAGCCGGTTTATACTCTGAGGAAGCTGCAGAATTAGTATTTTTAACTGGATTAGTAGAGTCTAAATATAAATACATACAACAAGTTGGTGGTCCTGCGAGAGGATTTTTTCAAGTAGAACCTTTTACTGCTTGGGATATTTGTGTGAACTATTTAGCATTTAGAAGAACAGAGGCTAAACATTATGCTAAAACACTTAATTTGGAAGAAGATTTGCTTCTTTATCCTACTGAAGAACTTATGGAAGAATTGCTAGAAGAAAATATAGGGTTAGGAATTTTACTTTGCAGATTAAAATATTATAGAGTTCCGCACCCATTGCCAAAAGATACAGATGGGATGGCAGCATACTGGAAACAGTTTTATAATGCTGGAGGTAAGGGAACAGTAAAACACTTCTTAGAAACAGTAGATGTCGCCCAAAAGGGTAATTTATAGTATGTTAAAGGAAAACAATCAGAATATTAAAGAACTAAAAGAGCAAAAAGAAAAGCTCTGCAAGTTAGATGTTTTAGAAAAAGAAAACTCTTTAGAATTTTCATTCTTATTATTCGATATGTTAAATACTATAGATAAACTAAAACTTTTTCAAAAAGAAGATGAACAAATTATTTGTACAGATGATGAGGCAGGATTAGCATGAGTAGATACGAGGCATTTTGTAATACCACAACAGACTTGGCAATGATCTTGCCAGATGTAGATAATTTTGATAGAAAAAGATTATTACAAAATTTTGTTGTTCATAGTGGATCTGTATATGTATCACACGACGCAGGATATGTTTCGCAATTATATATTGATGGCTTAGAGGGAACTTCTGTATCATCTTTATCAGATGTAGATGCAAACAATAAATATTATTATGATAGCAGTGCAGATGCACTTTATTTACAAAGTTCTTCCTCTCCTAACGATTTAGTTATTGAGGCATCAGAAGATTGGGAAACAATAAAAGCTAGAGTAATAAAAGAGAAAGCAGATTTTATACGCTCTTATTTAAATAGACCTATTTATAAAATCAAAAACTCTGCTTTGCAAGGAGCTAATGCTAGAGAATATGATTATGTTATTATTTATTGTAATGCTGCATTAGCAGTAGCAGAACTTGTTAGAACCTTAGATGTTGAAAAAGCAAATGAGATTGAGTTCAGAATCATGAACGATGATAAAGATGGTTTGCTTGATAGAATTAAAAGAGGAGAGTTTCAATTATTTAATGAGAGTTCTGAACGATTTCAAAATGGTGTTATACATTTTATCACTTATGGTGGTAGCTCTACTGGATCTGTTATGGATACAAAAGGGCATCCAAATGTTTCTTGGGATGATGTAAGACTGGTTATTACAACTGGTGGCACATTATCTCCAGGAACTGCTTCTACTATTAAATATTCAGTTTATACAAAAGACGATACTGGTTTAAGAAGAAACTTAACTTTAGAAAACGAAACACTTACTGGTGCGTATGATCCTTTAGCGTATGGGGTGTATTTTAGAGCCTCAGAGGGCGTATACACTGCTAACGATGAGTTTTCGATCATTATGTCCGGAATGGCAGAAGATGTCGCTAGTGTTAAATCTCGTCAGGTATTTCGATGACAATCACATTTGCCAATATATACAAAGATAATATATTGGATGGTCTTAAAAAAATTATCTCAACAGAGTTTAATAAAATGCCCATTTATAATGATTTCCCTTTTATGAATAGGGGGGGTAGTATGTTTTTAAATATTGTGATAGAAGATGATGTAGATGAAGAATCTTTTACTCAGGGCAAATTAAGAAAAATTGATGTAGCAATTAGACTTTATCAGTCCTTGCAAGGGCTACAAGAACACAATAAAAATAAATCAATTCAAAATAGATATGCAGAAAGAATACGAGCTTTAATTGAGCAAAATTCTAATTATACTATATCTGGATCCACTAAATGGATTAATGGATTGGTTTCCAGTATTGATTATGAACCAGACCTAGAAGAAAATGAAGATAACTACTTAGTATGTGAACTTTCGTGTGAATTTATGACTATGCAAACATTTATAATAGAAGAATAATGGCATTTAGAAAAAGATATAGTATAGATATTAATAATAGTATAGAAGACATACTAAGAAGTGAATTTCCAGGAGTTCCTGTATATCAAGCAAATGACAGCACAACAAAATCTATGTTTTTTAAAATGAATAAAGTTTCAGACGATTTAAATGAGATTAGAAGATCTTCATCGGATAGAAACTATAGCGTTAGCTTACAGTTTTATATTAAAAACTTTTATCCTAGAAAAAGAAATAAAGGCTTTGATATGGGGCTAAGAAATGCAGAAAGATTAAGACAATTACTTTTTAGTTACAGAAATCAATTATTATCTTCTAAGAAGTTTTTTACAGTAAATAATAATAAATTTGTTCTAGCAGATGGAGAGAATTTTAATGTTAGAAAAAATCAAGATGACCTATATAACTATCATAATTTAAATGTAAATAATGTTTCTATTAATGTAGAAGAATCAAAAAATTATTATATTTTTGACTTTAGTATAGATGCTAACATAGAAAAAGCAGTAACCTCGTAAACCTTTTAAGGAGTATATAGATATGAAAATAAAATTAAAAAAAGGGCAATCAGTACCAAGAGATAATAGTTTCAGTGGTTTATCTAAAGAAGACTGGAACAGTCTTAATGCAGGTAAAGAAATAGAATTGGATAAATTACCAAAAATGGTAAAGCCTTTTATAGAAAAAGAAAAGTCAATAAAGGAGAAGTAAGATGGCAATTTCAGGAAATGCCTTTTCACCAAAAGAATTTGAACTAGGAATAGGACAAGAAGCTACTTGTGGCACAGCGAAAGTTGATGCTTTAATAGGGATAAATGTCGATTCTGTTAGTTTTCCAACTCTAAATCCAACACAAGTTTTAGATGTAAGATCACATTCAGGTAGAGTAGCACAAGATATTGATGTGTTTTTATCAAAAGCACAAACAGTAAAGGAAATTAGTTTTTCGGGAGTATTAGATACACAGATAGCCCCATACCTTATCGAGGGTGTAATTGGTAGCGCTAGTTCAGATGCCGGTGCAGCGAATGAGTTATTTCAAATTTTAGACACCTACTCTCCAGGAGAGATTGTCTATGGCACAACAAGTGGGGATAGAGCATTTACTTATACAGTAGCAGTAATTTCTCCAACTTCTGGTAAATCTATAACAATTCCAGGTATGGTATTTACTAGTCTAACAATATCTGCAGATATGGGAGAAGAAGCTGGAAGATATAAATTTGAAGCATCTATGCAATCTGGTAAGAGTGCAAACTTTGATGCTACTGCTGCTTTAGCGACAGATTATACTGCTAACTACTATTCATTAGGAGATTCAACTGTAAGAAAAGTTGCTGCAACTGATGATAACTTAATTCAGTCTGTTTCATTATCTATTGAAAATCCTGCTAATTTTCATGGATTTTCTGGAAATGACTTTGAAATTGTTTCTAGGGCTATTCCAGAAATTACTGTTAATAGTGACATTACAATGAAATATGATTCAAATTCACTAGAACTAGACAGTCAATTTGGTGGCGGTCAAACTGCTGAGGGACTATTAACAACTATTGGAGATAATGTAGCCATAGAAACTTGTACTGGTGGTAAATTTGCTTTTGAAATACCAAGTGCAATTTTAACAAACTTTGCATTTAATGAATCTGCAGCTATGATGGTTGATGTTTCATTAAAAGGTCTTGCAGATCCATCTGCAAGTGGGAATGACAAAGCAGCATTATCTATTAAAATATAGTTGTAATTAGTACACACTATAGCTATTATTACAAATGCAATTAGTTAAATTAAAAACAAAGCATGGCGAATTTGAGATCAAGCCACTAACCTTTTCTGAAAGAAGACAATTACACAAGTTAGAAATTGATGCTGCTAATATTGGTGGCGAAATGGACTTTGGTAAATATGTTGAAATGATTGATTGGGTTATAAAGAAAGCATTGATAACTCCAGAACAAAAATTAGAGGGGTTAGATGACAATGAGATCGATGATGTAGGCTCTGAAATTTACCAACACTATAAAAACAGTAGTAAAAAAAAGACCAAAAAGTCAGAATAGTTACTTGGTTTAACTACTTTGGCTATCCAGAATCTAACTTTCCTATACTAAAAAATAATAGTGACTACTATTACGCATTTTCTCCTACATTAGGTAAAAAAATATTATATAATATAGAGGAGATATGGAAAGAAGTTGATCGTATCTATGATATGGATCCTAGCAATAAGTTCACTCCGGGTAACAATTTATTTGTTTATTTGCCCCATTTTTGTAATCCTGTTTTTTTCTATGACTATGACATTCTTGGATACATAGAAGAATTTTATTATATAAAATCATTTAATATTCCTTTAACAAATGACTTACACAACGAAGAAAATGATCGTTTAGTCATCTTTCGCACCATAGATAGAGAGCAAACACAATGCGAAATATATAAATCGAAAAAAGATCATGGCAACAAAACCTGAAAAATTAATAATACAAATAGATGTCAAGGATGCTGATAAAGCAAAAAAAGCCTTAAAAGATATTGAGGTTGGCTTTAAGAATGTTGGAGAAAAAGGCAAGAAGAATGTAGGAAGATTAAGACTTGAAACAGAGGGACTTAGAAGAAGCCTAGGACAAGTTAGAAATAATATGCTTTTGGTTGCATTTGCAACAGAGGGGTTAAGGAGAACTTTAGGAGGGTTTGTACAAGCCACTGCTCAATTAGAAACATTTGAAGCTAGATTAAAATCATTATCTGGTAGCTCAGAAACTGCTAAATTACAAATGGCAGGATTTATGGACATTGCTGCTAGAACTCCTTTTACAGTGCAAGAAGTTGTTGAGGGGGGTGTGGCTTTAGAAGCATTTGGAGCAGATGCTGAGGCTCTAATCCCCACATTGGCTAATGTAGCAGCTTTCATGGGGGAAAGCATACCTTATGCTGCCTCTGCTTTTGGTAGAGCGTTTGCGGGGGGGCAAGGTGCAGCCGATGTATTTAGAGAAAAAGGTATTTTAAAATTAATTCGTGACTTTTCAGAATTAGAAAATTTACAACTAGATAGCTTAGAAGATTTTCAAATAGCTATGATTAAAGCATTCACTGATAAAGATGGATCTATAGCTAATGGTATTACTAATTTAGAGGGTACTATTAATCAGTCTGTATCTAATTTAGAAGATGCAGTATTTAGATTTAGAGCTAGGGTAGGGCAAGAATTAGCACCATCATTTAGGAAACTTGTACAAACAATGACTGACTTTTTCAATTCTATACAGGCAGAACAAATTGTTATGCTTACTGCAGCAATGAAACTTTTAGGCATTGCAGTTGCTACTTTTATAGCACTAAAAGTTGCAGCAGTGTTTAGTGGTTTAGCAGTAGCAGCCGGTACTGCAGGATTTGGAGTAGGAGCTTTAGCAACTGCTTTTTATGCTGCAGCTCCCGCAGCAGTAGCCTTTAATGCAGCAATATCTGCAAATCCTTATATATTTGTAGCTGCAGCTCTTGCTTCTTTATTTGTAGCACATAAATCAATCGTAGAAATAATGGCTTTACAAAGTGATCAAATGCAATCTACTGGAAAATCAGTAGAAGAATATATTGAAGAACTAGAGAAAGCTAGAGAACTTAAAAGCATAGATAAGCTCAACGAAGATATAGCAAAAAATGTAGTAGAAATGCAAAAACAACTAGATATGTTAAATGCTACATCTGAGGCAGAAAAGTTATCTGTTAAGTTAGGAAGAGAATTAAGCGCAAAAGAAATGCGACTAATAAAACTTATAGTTGAAAGAAAAGAAGACCTTAAAGAATTAGCAGATATAGAAAAAAGTAGAGAAAAATTTGAAATATCATTAAATAAGATTCAATCAGAAAACCTTATACAAAGAGCTGCCCAAGGGAAAACATTAGAAGAACTAGAAAGTAGTAGATTTAATGCTTTTAAAGGCAATGAAGAGCAGATGTCTGAGATTAGAAAAAATTTATCTTCTAAGAACTTAAAATTAGAACAATTAAGAGTTAAAGAGATGGAGGAAATAGGGAAGCTAGGTCTTATTGATGAAAGTTTAAGAAGTCAGGCAAGACTAGAAATAGAAGAGAACTTCCAAAAGAAAAGACAAGAAATCATACAAGAATCAGAAGATAAAATAACACAAATGAAAAATGATTCTATATCATCTGATGAGGAAGCTGCAACTCTTTTACTAGAGCAGACTCGATCATTCAATCTTATGGTTCAAGATAGCTATATGCAAATGTTTACTCAAATTGAGCAGAGATTTTCATCTCTTGTTAAATCCAATATGGATCAGGAATTAAAAGCATTAAAGAAAACTGATAAGTTTAGAAACGCATCTACTGAAGAGCGTGAAAATATGGAAAATGATATAAAAGCAAAATTTGCAGACCAACAACGAATGGCTTTTAGAGCGCAACAAATGATGCAAATTGCTCAAGTCTATATGACATTAAACCGAGCTATATTTGACATAGAAGCTGCAGCGAAACCTTTAATTATGGCAAAAGTTCCTGGAACTGCTGCTAAAATGGCTTCATTAATTACTAGTCTTAAAATATCATCTGCTATCCAAGCCGGTCTTATTGGCTCACAAAAACCACCTGCATTTGCTCGTGGAGGATCTTTTGTTACTGATGGACCACAACAAATTATAGTTGGGGATAATCCCGGGGGTGCAGAGCGAGTAGACATCACTCCTCTAAGCAGCCCTAACTTTGATGGTCCTCAAAGTAGTGGAGTTACTGTTAATATTATGGGTAATATTATAGGAACAGAAGAATTTGTAAGAGATAGCTTGTTACCAGAAATTGACAGATCGATTAGGAGAAATCTTGCATAATGGCATTAGACGAACACTACATCGTAGAAATATCTAATAGTGCATCTGGATATATTAGATTAGCTACTAAAGAATTTGGTAATACTGACTCCAGTGGCTATCATGGATATATTATAAATAGACCTACTATAAGAGAAAGTATTGACCTAGCAGAATCTAAATCAACTGTAAGCAATGTTACATTAACTTGCCAAAACAATACAATTAACAATATTAGTGGAGATCCTAAGTTATCTGCAGAAATATTTGGGGGGAGCGCTCACTACATAAATAGAGATGTTACTATTAAATCAAGAATTAATTCTGTATCAGATACTCTCATTTATACTGGTAGATTAAAGTCTGCTTCAATTAACAATGATGAAACAGTCACTTTAACAATTACAGCAAAAACACCTATTGATTTTGTTAAGATTCCTAAATTTACAAGCAAATCTGGTAAATTTTTCCCTATAGCTTATGGAGCTGGTACATCTGAGGTTTCAACTATATCTTCTCCAGGATTTATTGATAGTGCAAGATGTTTTCCATTAGAAGTTGATAGTTTAAACAATGAACAGTTTAACTGTTTAGCATTTCAAGAAATAAGTGCAGGAAGTGCTACTGATACTGGATTTAATACTGATGGACTTGGCGACCAATCATTATTAGCAGATGTTACTGATAATACATTTCAAATTATAAATGGAACTGTACCTACTGCATTTGAAGTTGGAAAAGTAATACAAATAGATAGTGAAAAAATGCTAATAACAGCATCTGCTTTTGTTCCATCAACATTTATTTCTATAACAGTAATAAGAGCATACGCAGGAACTACTTTAGCAGCTCATGCAGATGGTGCTGATGTATACTCAGTAGCAATGGCAACTGGGATAGATGATGGTAAATTGCATTATCCAATTAAAGATATGTATGATAGCAGTGGATTCCCATTGTTTTGCCCTTTACTATTAGATAATAATGTTTATAGCACAGAAAACTCAATAAATTTATATGAGGGGGAAGAGAATAATAATAAGCCTATACTGACTGCACCTTTAAATTTAAAAAGAGGATATTACATAAGACCTCAAACAGTAGAAACTTCTTCTACTTTTTCTACAACAAGCAATATTGCAAATGCCTACGATACAAGTGATTCAACATTTGCTACACTTACTCATAGTGCAAGTGATGATTTTACTGTAGGAGCAAGTTTTATTTTACAAGACTTGCCCAGAGAAGAACACTCTATAAAAAAATGTAACTTAAAATTTAAATATCAGATTACAGCTTTTGATGAACCTACTGGGGGGAATGAGAGCTTAATATTTAAGTATAAAGCATATATTAATGGAGTTGTAGACGAAGCAGTTAATGGAGCAGATCAAGCAGCAGTTATGGGTAGTGCGGGTAACATTACAATAGATTTATTAAGCACAAGCAACTTTTCTAGTACAACATCCAGAGTTCCAGAAAATATAACCTTATCATTTTCTGCTATTTCATCTGGCAATATAGGTCAAGGTAGTGGAGATACGCATGGTCTTACTGTTAAAGTATTTGATATGTACTTAGAAGTAAATGCAGAAATAGATGCTACTGACTCTGACAAAGATATACAAAACTTGATTGATTCTAATGCTGTTAAAGGTATAGACAAACTATATACCCCTGCTGATGGATTAGATCAGGCATTTTCTGCGGGTACAAGTGTAACAAATATAGTACAAATGCACAGAGATTTATTACATAGATTTGCTGGTATTACTTCTGCACCAGTAAACTACTCTGCTTTAGACTCTGCTAGAAGCGGTTGGAATGTTTATTACTATTTAAATGAAGAAATGACATTAATTGATATATTAGATCAATGTCAAAAAGAGGGCGGATTCATCTTTAGGTTTAGAGCTAGTGATAATTCTCCTCAATATATATTTATTGCAAACTCTTCTTCTGCATCTAAAACTTTAACAAAAGATGATATAAAAAACACAAAAATATCTATCACTGATTTTGATTCTTTAAAGACAAAAAGAATTATTAAACATCAAAGAAATCCAATAAATGATGAACTATTATTTGAGGTAGAATGTGTAGACACTACTAACAATCCACGAACCAGTTATAATGTGCAAAGCAATGAAAACATTATAACAGAAGATTTAGAAATCTTGTCTGGTAACATAGTGAATGGACAAGAGGGAAAGACAATTACTAGCACAAATATGGGGGCGGGTAATAAGAATGATGGATATGCAAATTATTATAATGCCTTACAAGGAGTGCCAAAAATTTTAATAGAAACAGAGATTGTAAATCCATCACATTTTGATATAGATGTAGGAGATGTAATAGCTATGAGTCATACAAGCCAGATAGCTGCACCTTTTGGAGAATCTTTTAATGGGAAAAAATTCTTTGTTACATCTGTTGCTAGAACGATAGGATCTACGAAAATACAAATGAGGGAAATATAATGGCTATAACACAAGCAGGATTTAAAAAAGGATCTACTAGCTATACTCCAACTACAAATGTAGATGTAAATATAAGCTATGGTAGAAACTATGATGTTGTCATTAATAAATCATATAGTGGTAAAAAATATTCAGTTAAGAAACATGATCTAAGAAAGTCTTGGGGTTTAAAATACAGTTACTTATCTGAAGCAGACAGAACAAAACTGCAGAACTTACACGATGCAGTAGATGGAACTTATGAAACATTCTTATTTAGTGAAGATAATGATTTTACTGGAACATTAGGTACTGATAACTTCACTGTAAGATTTACAAAAGATGATTTAAAGTTTCAACAGATAGCTTCTGGTGCATACTCTATATCATTTACTATTGAAGAAGAATTATAAAAGGGGGACAATATGTGGTCTATATTTAAAGATGAAAATGAGGTTAATGAAAAAAATATTATAGGATTCTTATCGTTTGCACTAATGTGTGTGTTCGGTATGGTAGACTTAATTATGGGAATTATAGGAATTGAATTAATGGTTAATGACTATATCTATAATTCTTTTGTTTGGGTTACTTTAGGATCTTTTGGTATTGCTGGGGCAGAAAAAGTTTATAAAAAATGAGAAAGACTTTATTTGCAAACAGAACAAAAAAAAGTAATGGGGCAAAAAAGACGAGGCAAGGTCAAAGTCACAATACAAAATTCGGTAGTAAAATATCTAAAAAATACTACAAAAAGAAAAAAAGAGGTCAAGGAAAGTAAATGATTTCTTGACATTGATTTGTGCAATGACTATTCTTATTGCATGAAATATCAAAAATTATCCAAAGAATTAAATAAAATAGAACGAAGCAAATCCTGGTTAGCTAGAAAAATAAACATCAGTGTTTCCCTACTTTCCCTAATGATGCAAGAAAAGAGAACTTTTCAAGAAAATCATAAGCACAAGATTTGCTCTGTTCTGGAAAAAGAATATAAGGAGTTATTTTAGTTGGGGAGGGGGGCTATCTCATTCTACTCTACTTCCTTTCCCCCCCTCTTCTATATCATTATGAAAAAAGCAACATTAAATTCGGAACAATCAACATTCTTAATAAAACATATTAAAGAAAGTATTGAAAAGTATCCGATACATACTGATGAACATAAAGAATTTATCTTGTTAGTACAGATATATGATATACTGACTGGATATTCGCCCAAAAACAATAAACCTGACGAGAGTCTTAGGGGCAGTGACTCGTGTAAGTCTGGTAAATGTGATTAGGAGTAAAAATGAATGATCAATTAAAGTTAAACAATGGACAAATTGTTGATGCAGTATTCCTTGGCTTAGATAGCAATGGTACTGGTCAATATGGAAATTGGTATAAATACTCATTAAAAGTAGATGGTAAAGAAGTAATCTATTTTGCAAATGACAATCAAAAAGCAATTTTTGATAGTTTAAAAAGAGATGAGTCATTTAAGTTTGGTAAAGTTAAACACGAAAATGCAAAAGGTGTTTATCATAAAGTAGAATTAGTAGCGGGGGATACTCCTACTACTACTTCAAATGTTGCAGCTACTACTGCAACTAGCGGATCTACTGATACTAGAAGTTTTTCTCAAAGAGAAGCATCTATTGTAGCAGGTGTGGCAGTTAAAGTTGCTGGTTGGAGTATTGCTCCAGGTAGTTTTACTGAGCAAGAGTTGCTTAATAGATCTAAGGTAGTGTTATCTGTTTTAAGTAAATTAGAAACTAATTTATTAAATCAAGAAGTAGACGAGTTGTTTGGTGCAACAGATGACGAGTAAGTCAAAGAGAAAAGGTAATCAATTTGAATATGAATCTGTAAAAGCATTGGAAGATGTTTTTGCAGAGTTTTCTCCAAATGTCGAAAGAGCGTTCTCATCAGATGGGCGCTCTTTAGGCGAAGCTACTGATTGTGATTTAAGGATGTCTTTTTTAAGAAATAAGTTTATTATCCAATGTAAAAGAAGAAGAGAATTACCTAAATGGTTTTTGCAGACTAACTCTGATATTCTTATGACTAGAAGAGATAGGGGTAGAAGATATTATTGTTTTACTGAGGAATCTTTAAAAGATTTTATAAACTTTATAAGAGCAAATACAATAAGTACAGATTAATGGATAAAATAAAAAAAGTAAAAGAAGATTTACCTATAACAGTAGAAAACTTTGAAAAAGTTACAAACACTTTGTTTAGTATTTTTTTAGCTAAACAAGCTATGTATGGTCCGGATAATATATCATTGGGGGGAGATATGACTGATGAAAAGGATCGTAAAATGGCATTGCTAGGTGTTTGGTTTAGAATGAATGATAAAATTCAAAGAATACAAAACATTTTAAAGAAAGATTTTAATGATGATGAAGTAGAGTTTGAACCCTTAGAAGACTCTTATATTGATTTAGCTAACTATGCAATTATTTCATTGCTAGTTAAACGAGAGATCTGGGGTAAATGAACTGGCGAACTGAAAGAGATATAGATCAGATAAAAAGGTCTTCAGGTGTTTACGCTATGTACACTGGCAGAAAAGACTTAAAATACATAGGATATTCAAACAACATCTTTGATAGATTATTAAAACATGAGCTATCTTGGAGTTATGTTAAAGTCAGATACTTAAGTGTCGATAAAGCAAAGCAATTAGAATATAGATTAATTAAAAAGCTAAAACCTAATTTTAATCAAAGACACAAAAACAAAGCATTATCTGCTAAACACAGAATAAGATTATATCCTGAAACATATCATACACTCAAAGTTGCAAGTGATTATAATAAGAAAAGTGTAGCAAATATTATTAAAGAGTTAATAGAAAAATCAGACGATTTATTTATAAAAAAAGCAAGAAAGATTTCAAAAATAATGATAAAGGAGTTTTATGAAGACTAAAGCACATACCGCATACAAAACATCAGATGGACAACGAGTTAAAAGTGTTACTACTTTGATTAATGCACATCTTGGGTGGAATAAACAAATACTAGTAAACTGGGCAAGATCTCAAGGAATGCAAGGAAATGATCCTACGAAAGTAATGAATGAAGCAGCAGAAATTGGAACTTTAGCACATTTGTTATGTGAAAATTATATTAAAGAAGAAGAAACCAACCTTGATGATTACTCTAAGAATCAAATTAAGGCAGCAGAGTTATGTTTTGATGCTTTTAAAGAATGGGATTCACAATTTAAACCTAAATATATAGAGTCAGAGATTAAATTAATTGACGATGATTTAAAAGTGGGGGGAACTTGTGACTTAATTTTAGAGATTGATGGTAAGCTATATATTGGAGATTTAAAATCTTCTAAGGGGCTTTACTCCGAGTTTATTGTTCAGTTAGCTGCTTATAAATATATGTATGAAAAGCAGACTGGCAATAAGATTGAGGGGGGTAGATTGCTTAGGCTAGACAAAACTGGTAAAGGATTTGAAGATCATGCTATTCCACTTAGCAAGTTAGACTGGGGTTGGAAAGTATTTGAATGTATTTTAAACTTAGCAGATTTGAAGAGCAATGAAGAACCGAATCACTAAACATATAGTAGCTACAGTTACTATTACAGAGATAAAGGATGCTCTTGCAATGATTGATAAGGAGCATCTTTTTGAAAAAGAAGAAATAGAAAAAGCAATTAATAAAACACAACAAGAATATAGTGGAGAGTTGTGGAGCGCTTTTATAGATCAGGTAGTGTTTGAGTTAGAGGAAACAAGAAAATGAAACATGGCTCATTGTTTAGCGGTATTGGGGGGATTGATCTTGGATTTGAAATGGCAGGTATAGAAACTGTATGGAACTGCGAGATTGATGAGTGGTGTAGAGATTTATTAAAAAAACGATTTCCAGGTGCTACACAATATGATAATGTAGAAACTATTGGAAAACATAACTTAGAACAAGTAGACATCATATCGGGGGGATTTCCTTGTCAAGATATTAGTGTTGCTGGTAGAGGAGAGGGTTTAGATGGAAAAAGGTCAGGTCTTTGGTTTGAAATGCACAGAATTATTAGCGAGTTACGACCAAGATTCGCACTTATTGAAAATGTCCAGTTGCTCACAAAAAGGGGAGGAACAAGAGTCCTTAGCGATCTTGCCGAAATCGGGTATGATGCAGAATGGCAAATTATATCAGCAGCCAGTGTTGGTGCAAGACACTTACGCAAGAGGCTCTGGATTATCGCCTACCCAACGAAGAATACCTACTCCATGCGCACTGGATGCGAGTTTTCCACTAGACCTAGAGAGAAATCTAATGAAAAAAGAAATGAAGAAAGGCAACTGGAGGGGGGTAAAACTTCCGAATTACCTAAATATGTTTCCGACACCTCTGTCCAGGGACTGGAAAGACACAGAGGGGACAGCTCATTACAAGTATCGAACTTTACCAAGAAAGATATTCAAGGATCAGGAGGAGAAGATTACCAAGTACCCGACTCCAGTAGCTTCAAACATACAGTCGCCTCAACCAAAGAGAGTGGAGAGGAATCAGTCGGGGGGGTTTATTTTGAGGAAGAAAAACAAGCCAAACTTGACTTATGGGGCGAGGCTTCAAGATGTAGTGAATTACCTAGAGCTTTCAAAGTCCCAAAATTTCAAATCCTTGAAGATGAACCCGATGTGGGTAGAGTGGCTAATGGGGATTCCCTTGTGTTGGACAGATATAAGGATAGAATCAAAGGACTTGGAAATGGAGTATTACCTCAAATCCCATATATTATTGGAAGAAGACTAAGAGAGATTTATGATTATGAACAAAGTTGAAAAGTTTGTTAGAGAAAATTTTGATAAAGTCAAAAAAAGTGGCGACAATTATATAGTTAGTTGTCCTTTCCATGATGATAAAAGCCCTAGTTTATCAATTCATGATCAAAATGGCTATTATTTATGCTTTTCTTGCAATCAGAGGGGTAATTTTAAAGAATTGTCCGAAAAAGTATCTTCTAATGGATTTTCTACAGATAGCAATGTAATCATACCAAAAGAAACAAGAAAATCGATTGTAGGGGCATTCTCGCAACAAAAAAAATTCAAAAAAGATAAAAATTTTAATGAACAAGTCGCTTTAGTTTTAGGATACATAAAACATACTAAAGAGAACTGGGACAATATTGAAAAACCAAATCACTGGAAAAAAGAAGTAGCAACAAAAAATGTTTGTTGGGATTGGCACACTAGTAATTGGGTTTTTTATGATCGTGATGATGATGGGGACATAGACTTTATTAAATGGCATAAAGGTAAACAATATGGTAATACAAAGTCTAGGTGGTTTCCGGCAGCAAATATAAAAAAACAAACTCCCTTACTTGTCATAACTGAGGGAGAGAAAGATTTCTTAAGCATAGAGTCAATTCGTGGGGGGACTATTACCTCAACTACTGGCGCTAAATCACATCCTACTGTAGAAGAACTTAAAGACTTTGAAAAAGTATTAATTTTATATGATAATGATGAACCTGGAATAACCGGGGCGGAGCAACTTGCTTATGAATTAGCTTTACAAAAAATACCAAATGTTTATATAGCAGAATGGGGGGATGTACCTGAGGGCTTTGATGCAACAGATGCAACAGAAGAACAGATAAAAGAAGCTATTGCAAACTGCAAAAAATATGATCTTCGTGAAAAACTAGATATTTTTACCATAGGCGACTTTTTAGATAATGAAGAAGATGAACAAGAAATTATAGTAGATAAAGTTATGACCAGAGGTGGTGTAACAACTATTGCAGGATCCGATGGGGTTGGTAAATCTTTTTTAGCTTTACAGTTTGCACTGGCTTGTGCAACTGGTACAGAGTTCTTAGGCTTTAAAGTTAATAAACCTTACAAAGTGTTGTTAGTACAATTTGAGTTATCAAATCAAGAATTAAGAAGTAGACTTAGAGTTATGTATAATAACATGGATGCAACAATAAAAAACCCTGGGCTTTTAGATATTAAAGGAATTGGGGAAAATTCTGTGTTTGTTGATAATTGGACAATGATTGATGGATCATTAATTAGCAATGACTATGATGTTCTGATCGTAGATAATTTATACACATCCACTGAAAAAGATGTTCAAAACAACCAAGAATTAGCAAAGTTGCTTAGTAAAATAGCTTTAATCAAAAACAAATATGACATCGGCATAATGTTAATTAATCATCATACCAAAATGACACAAGAAACCAAAACTTTAAACAAGGATATGATCAGGGGGGGTAAATCCTTTACTGACTTTGTTTCTAATTCTATACAAGTAGCACAATCTAATCTAGCGCATGACCTTAAAATATTTAAACTTACAAAATGTAGATCGCAGCAAGCAGACATTTTAAATGTTCCTTTTTGTATGGAGTTTGATGAAGACACACTACACTTTGAGAAACTAAATGCAATAGAAAATGAAAGTGTTCACTATGTAGACATAAAGAAAAAACCAGAGTTTCAAGCATTTAAACACCTAAAATCTTATGCAACTGCACAAACAATAAATTCTAAAAAATACCCTGCAATATTAAATATTGAACAAATTAAGGCTTACATAGAGGGAGAATTAGGTCGAAATCCTAAAACTACCTACGCATGGATCAATAGATTAATAGAATTTGGACTATTTGAAAGAGTATCTCATGGACATTACTTGATTAAGAATTACAAGTATTTGGACACTGATGACACTCATTGACATAAATTTTAGGACTATCTCCAGGTACAGAAGAATTACAACTCTTACAAACTATCTTAGGAACATAAATTTTATATTTATCTGATTTTATCTTTTGTATGTATTCAAGATAAGTCATTTTCATATTCATGTTTACGATATTGGTCAATCCAAGTCTTTCTTTTTCTCCATGGAACATTAACAAAAATCCACCAACCGGGGTAAGGCTTTGTATCTCTTTTTTTATTTTTCATTTCTTTATCTTTTTTATCGTAAGTAGAATGCGAATTTGCCATTTTTGTCCTTTTTAAAATGTTCATCTAATTTGTTATAATTTCCTATTATGAATTTATGTTGTTCTCGGGTAATTTTCAACACCCTTAAAACCCTAGTGTCAAACATATTATAATGTCCTTGACCTTGTAGCGCTTTATAGCCTCTGAATTGTTCACGAGTAATTAACATAATTATAACTCCTTTTCAAGGCATTCAAGTTTAGGCATATCAAGATCTTGGGCATAGGAATTATCTCTATGTTTTTTTGATATTTCTTCTACATGACCAAGTATTAATTTTAGCCTTGATACTTTTTTATCAATGTTAGACAACTCTTTGAAAGCTGCCGATACTGCTTTATCTAATTTATCACTCATTATCTTGCTCCTTTACGAACTTAACTAAGTCCATTATTATTTTATAACTAATATAAATCCCGATTATAGATCCTAGAATTTCAACCATTATAACTCCTCGTGTGTATTATCAAACTTATCAAGGTGTTCCCATGTGTTTTCTTTATCGTATTCATCTGCCCTTTCTTTTACTAATTGAAAATCACTCCAATCTTTACAAGTCCGACATAAAGCAGAATATACTTCTAACCCCTCATCATAAATTGGTTCAGAGGCGGGGCTATCTCCACATCCACAAATTAACTCACTCAT